GAACTAAAAACAATACTTCTCCATTCTCCTTCAGCACCAATTATTAAGGTATTTCCTTCTATAGTTCCAGAACACAACACAATTTCAGTTGGTACACTACTTACAGTTGTTCTAATTTCAACTATTACTGTTCCAGGAGTACCTCCATATATCTTTTTTCTTATCAAAACACTTACATTAGTTATTTTATGTGATACCTGGGGCGTAAAAGTTTGAGCACTCATATAAGCAGCACCATAAATCGTATTATAACCTTCTTTCTTACCAACATCATAAACTTCAAAAGGTATATGTATGGTAGTACCATAACATTTGAATCGAAAATCCGCTGTTGTTTGCGTTACCCAAGAACTTCCACCATTACTACTTGTTTTTCCATCACCATTAGCAAATGAACTTCCACCTACACCATTATCATGAATTCTAGCGGTTAATACATTAGAAGCATCAACACCTGAACAGTGCTACACAACAGCATACTTAACTCCACCAGTGAAAAGATATGGGGAACTAAAATTACATGTTACCCAATCAGCGGTTTCAGGGATATCTGCATTAGCAATAGAACCTGAAACTAAAACACTTCCTGTAGGATGTCCATTTACATCCGTAGCATATATTGCTACAGTAACCGTTCCTACGTCATCTCCTACTCCTTTACCTGCGTGTATATCAACTCTTGATATCTCATAACCATTTACAGCTGTAAATGTTTGACCAAACCAATGATCTGTATTACTCTGTTCATAATTACTACTTGGCACATCACCAACAAAATTATCTTGTAATATCGCCATCTATCAAACCTTATCTTACTTAAGTTTTACTGTTAGTTGAAAAATAATTGTATCACCTGCCAATATCGTTCTTTCTATCTTCATAGCTACAGCACCGATTAAAACACCAAAATTATCTAATGAAGTACCAAGAAATGCCCCATTAACAGGTCCTATATCTCCACCAGCAGCAGTTAAACCTATCTCCTTGGATACAACTTGCCAATCCCCATCATTCTGTTCTAACGTAGGCCAACCTACATTTGATCTTTCACACTCTATACGAGAATATCCATTCCCAACAGGTTCATTTGGAATAGTGGCCAATGTAGTAGATTCAGAAACAGTTCCTTTATGAAGACCAATATAAAATACATCACTTGAAAGATATGAAGAAGCATTATTTCTAAAAAATGTATCAACTATAGCTTTTTCACCTTCATCTACCAAAATATTTTTCGTTTTTTCTTCATATATAATCTTTCCATCTCTAATGTGTCTTATATGCCATTCACAATCATAAAATAAATGTTTTTTCATTATTAAAACCCCTTAATCTTATCCTAACTTTCCATCGAAATACTGGTTACATCAATTTCTTCTAGTTTACATATCTGATTAAAAGTAGGTACTATATTATCATTCTCATCTTGCATATAACGAACATATACAGAGGGTGGAACTGGAGCTATATCTAAAACTAACACCCCTGTACTATAATTTATACTACTGTTCGTTATTGTATATCCACCAACAACACCATTAAATGAACCGGTACCATCTCCATTATCATTATCTTTAGTAATATATGTTCCATCAATAAATAATCTAATCGATTCAGGCAAAATGTCAGTAACTTTAAGAACTACACCCCAATCAGAAAATGAATCATAAGAATCAGATAATTCTTTATATATTTCAAGATCCATACTAATATAGGCAACAATATCCAAATCATCCAACGCAGAAATTATATTACTATACTTCATTATTGTTCCTAATTTTGTAGTATCTCCCAACTTAAACAGATTTTCAAGAACAGTTGAAATATCTGCTTGAGCTTGTGACATTGAATTTCCTGTTTTCACCTTTACCACAAGGGTTGGAATTATCTTCAAAATCTCCGGTGTTATATATTCATATTTCACAGTTAACATTGATTGATCATAAACATAATCTGTTAATACTGCCTTAAAATCATCATCAGGAAGTTCCCATTCTTGAAGAATAATACTCATCTTAACTTTATTAAGCATTTCATAATCAACCGCCACTCCAGCCGCCTCAGCTTCTTCATTTTCACCCCAAACATTAACATTAGCTACACCAGGATAATTTTCTAAGATAACAATAAAATCTTCTTTGGTTACCGCCCGTTGTCCAGTCTTAAACACTCTGGGAGCTTCATATCTAATCTCTTCAATATCTTCCTCATCATCCCCCCCAAGAAAAGAAGCATTATTTGTTACAGATACAGTAACTTGATTACCATCTTCATTATAGATAGTTGAATTAAGAGTAGTAATCTTATCTGCATATGTTACATTCCCATCAGGTCCATCAGATTTGATATATTGTATAACTATTATCGAACCTGATATTGGTGCAACCCCATTAATATTATCCCCAAATCTTACAGATACAGTTCCATCTAATTCATTTACCGCTCTATAATGTTTGGAGGTGCTATCACTAACAATAAATGAAGATACCTTTGTCCACTCTTCTCCATCAACAATAACACGAAAGGTAGGATTATTTTCGTCACCAGAATTCTCCACATAGGTACTATTAACAAAATACTCCTGTTCTATTGAACCATTCGAGGTAACTTCAATTTCAACCAATTCCCCTTGTATAGAACTAATTGTGACTGAAGTTTGACCCTTTTCTATTGCAGCTCCTTCATTAGTCAGAAATTTAATTCCATCAACAGATTGACATTCTGTATACTTAGGAATATAAACTATCTTTGTCAGTGGAGAAACTATACTAAATGTCAAATTTCCTACTGAGGATGTTATTCGTTTTGGTTGATAATTTAAAAGAGCCACAAGATTAACAACACTAGAACGATTTTGAGCAGTTAAAATATAAGATTCTTCTGCTCTTCTTTCAGTATAAAACAATCCAAGATTCAACACATAAGCAAGAAACTCCATCATCATTGATCCAGAAGAGGATCTATATATATCTTTCCAGGCCTCTTTATTTTTGAGTCTATCTTGTATACTTCTAACTAAATCAGCAAAATCATAATTTGTATAATCGAGCAAATTTGCCATGATTACCTACCTTATTAAAATCTAAATTATTAAACTTCACCTCTAACCTGAGTTTCATACTTAAAAATATTTGTATATCCTTTTATTATAAACAAAACAGTAAGGGATATTGAAGAATAATCTGGGTCCTGAAAAATTTGAACCTCATTAACAATAACCCTATCGTCCCATCTTTCAATTGTTTCTTTAAGATCACGAGATAAAAATTTTAATATCGTATCATTCAAAGGTTCAAATACCGCATCCATTAAATTAGATCCAAATTCAGGAAGCATAACTCTTTCACCTCTGCGTGTCCGTAAAATATTATCAATAGAACTATACACCGATTCTATATTTATAGCAACCTTTAAATTTCCTCGAGAATCTTGAATAAAACGATGATCAATATCACTCCAAATCTCTTTAATTTTAGTTGAAACCTTGTGTAAAACACCCATACAATCCCTTCCTTATTTTCTATTCAATATATACTTTTCTATCCGGAGGAGAAATTTTTGCTCCACAACCAGCAATTGCTCCTTGGGTAATAATTAATTTTGAATTATGAAAACTCTTAACCACTGCTGCAGATACAGGTCTTACCCCGTGGTCCTTTATAGGACAAGAATGTAAAGCACCTTCTTCTGCCACCTCTACCCCATTTACCTTCAATGTACCTTCTTGATTAGAACTAGTAATTATTCCACCATGATTAGAACTATCTCCAAGTAAAGCAATATATCTTTCTACAATCCCTGGGGCTAATATCACTAAAAATTCGGATGTACCAAAAGGAGCTGTCCCAAATCGCCCAAACATTCTAATCCCCCATCATAAAATTATGCAAGCTGATGAAGACCACCCGTATCATCAGTAAACCATAATTCACACGGATCTGCATCTTTAACCCAGATTTGTCCTCTACCAGCAACATCACCTAATGCTGCTGCTCTTTCTTGTAAAAAAATAGGTTGTCGCATAAGAATTGCACCTGAACTATAAAGTCTTATGCGTTCCTCAGAAGAACCACCGCCTACTCCATCATTACCACTGTAAAGTATAAGATCATCACCCACTTTTGCTATAGCAGTTGGATTAGCAGCAGTAGTTCCAGAATCTTTCATTGATATAGCTGCAACAGGATCCGTACTAATTAATTGAAAAGAGGTATTTAAAGGACCAGAATTTATTGTTAAATAACCATTTATAGTTGTAACATTATATTCTCCATCATAAGTAAGCTGTATTATATCCGTATGTCCGGTTATACCAATATTCCCACCAGTTATCAACGACCCCACAGTTAATGCTTCAGATGCAAGATCTACAAATTCCAAATCTAAACCATCACTTACCCTAATAAAATCACCAATATTTGCACTATCAATACTTATGGGTGTATCAGATAAATCAATAAACGTTTTAATACTTTCCTCTAATTTTATCAATTTACTAGTTTCACCTGTAAAATCACCAGTTGGGTAGAATAATGTACTAGTAGAAATAACATCTCCAGAATTACTTCCAATATTAAAATTATGTTGAAATTTACATCCTTTAAGAATAAGAGGTTTATCCTGATTATAATCTGCTACCTGATCTGTTGGTAAATTCGCATCACCACAATCCTGTACAAACCCATCAAGTATATTAGCTCCTAAATCCCCAGCACCAGCCTCACCTGCAGCCCCGGTTACTATTATATCATGACTTTCAGAAGCACATCCATATAATTTAAATCTTGAATATTCACCATTAAGATGTATATCAGCAGTACCAGCACCTGCAAAAAAAGCTCCAAAACCTTGTAATTGACCATCATCTAATTCTATATTATATGTATCTGCATTAAGAATAGAACCATTAGTAATCTCAACTTCTCTTACACCAGGCTTAACAACAATATTTATTCCATTGTAAGATATTGAACACATATTAAATTTAACATAATCTAATACTCCACCAGCCACATCCTGACTAATTTGAACTCCATAAACAGGACAATAAGCAACTATCACATTTTCAAAGATATTTCTTTTACAACCATGACCTGAAGTTGCTTCCATATGAATTCCAGTAGCCCCAGCTTCACTATTCCCATCAATACGAAAACCATCAAATTTAGCTTCACTTATATTTTTAATATGAAAAATAACATCTGCTCCACTCCCTGCCCAGTTTAATGTGGGCAATCCTATACCAGCAATACCAACACCTTCGGTATCAGAAACACCCCCTAATGTTAGGGTAGAAGTAATTTTATATGTTCCAAAGGGAATTAAAACCTGATAACCATTAGTAATAGCAGCATCAAATGCACTTTGAATAGCAGATGTATCATCAGTTACACCATCTCCAACAGCACCATAAGCTATAACATCTGCATAACTATGAGCAGGCAAATCTTGATATTTTAATCTATCACCACCAACGGTATCTACCACCAATATTTTACCATTGGCAAAACCAGTTTCATCAACCTCAACTCTACCTACTTGTAACATATCATTTTCAGACATTCCTGCGGTATAATGTAAAGCTGCAGCATGCCCCTCACTATGAGCTGATGCTGGGGTACCTTCTTGAGCTCTTACTATATTATAAACATTAGAAACACCTGAATAAGCTGCAGTCATTATTTCCACACCAGAATCATCTGCTGGATTTGGATAAACCGTATCATTCCAAACGGTTAATCTAAATTCACCAGCTTCGGTTGGTAAAGTGTGCCCCACCTGTAAGGTTACTTCTAAATCTACATCACTAATACCAGAAGCAAGTTTTCCTATAGCATAGTTTTTTCTAATAAAGACCATTTTTTATTACTTTTCTCTTAACTAGGATTAATGTGCACTGTATTTCCTTGCACCACAATATTTCCATCATTATCTATTAAAACACACGCTCCTGTTGGATGAGATATTTTAATCTCCCGACTACCAAAAGTATCATCTATAATAATTACAATACCATTTTTTGTTTTCATAACCCTTCTATTAGGATAATTCACAACTGATTCATCTGGAATACCATGTATAGCAGTGGGTGCTTCAGCAAAATACACCGGTTGATATAAATCCCCAGCTTAAAAAAAACACCAAACAAAAGAATCTACCTCTGGAACAGCGAAATAACCAAAATCTAAACCAGATCCAGAAAATAAAGGCATGGCTGGAACAGCCCAAGGTAAATGTTCTGCTTTTATCTTTTCAGAAAAAATACTAAATATTCTTACTTTTATTCTTCCAAGTTTTTCAGAATCATCATTATCTAAAACCTGTCCTCTATAAATACCATCCAACGTAATTTTATCTTTTTTAAATTTTACCATTTTCTTTTTATATTTGTTGCTTTCATTAAGGTTGTTTCTAAATCAGTATCAATTCCACATCTAACAAGAAGAAGATTAGTCATAAAAGATGAACCTATGATATGAACAACCCTCTTAACCATCCAATAACCTGAATGTTGATATATAAATAAATTACCTCTATTAAAAGCTTCACTAAAAACTACTTTTACAATGTCACCAGGAGAAACATTTTCCAAACCCCAAGTTGAAATCCACATATGAATAAGATTATTTAATCTTTTATAATAACTATTTCGTATTTTTCCATTAAAATCAGGTGTAAAATCATTACTTCTTCCAAGATTCATTCCTCTAATACTACCAGTATCATTATAATTATCATCATCAATTAAAAAATTCTCCGCTAGAGAAGGACAATCCAAAATATCTATAGAATTATTTATATATTCACCTGTATCGTAATTAAAATAACTGTAACTCTGATTCTTCCCTCCAAAATCAACCATTATTTGAGAATTATCAAATATCTTATATTCACTTACTGGATAATAATCCTCTTCTTGATATTCTTTATATCCTACCACAAATTTATACCTCACAGCTGTAGAAAGAATTTCATCAATACTCTTAAAAACAAAAATTGGTTTACCTCGAATATTCTTAACAAAACAATGATATCCAGCTTCACCACTTTTTCCAATAAATCTATCTTTTAAATAACTAAATAATTTTGCATTTGTCCAACCCGGTTGTAATATATCTTTTTCATAATCTAATGAAATTCCAATTTCTGTATCCGAAATATTTAATTCTGTATTAACAATATCTTCTAAATTTGTTTTAATACTTCCAATAAGAACTCTATCCTTAACAGTGGACAATAAATTGTCTATACTCAATACACCTACAATTTCATAATCCTTAGATGAGGTTATTCTTCTTCTTTTAACCACAAATTTAAAATTATTCAAATTATCAGAATTATCCCCTCTAACAATTTCTAACTCAACATTGTTAAGATTCTTATCAAGAGGAACTATTTCTCCTAAAATCCCAGTAGTATCCCTTACACAAATTCTAAAAGTAGGAACTAATCTATCAACATCCTGGGTAATTGTCATTTCCTTAATCATTTGAGGAACAACAGATACTATAGTACCCCCAAATTTTAAATTCAAAATATAATTACCCACAATCTCCATAATTATACCCTTCGCATACGATAACGTTTTTGAAAATCATAGATATCAAGTTTACTTGGAACCATCAAAATCATCCCTTCTTCTAATCCACCAAAAGGATCATCTACTCCATTAACCAATAAAATTATCCACCAAAAATCCACTGATCCATAACATTTATAACTAATTATAGCAGGATCAGAAATATCCAATGCATCAACCCGATAATAACCAGGCTCATATTTCATAGTAAAATTAGATAATGAGTGCCATAAAAAATCAAGCTCTGGAATACCATCAACCACCTGTTTATTATAAAAAACTGTTCTTTTCATTATATATTATTTCCTGATGGAACAAACTTTTCATAAGATCTTTTCAAACCTTCAGTTGTCATCATTTCATATGTTTCAAATACAATATTAACGTCAACTCCTACAGGATTACCATCCGGACCAAATCTAATATGATGGGCAGCTGAAACTTCCTTAACTATAACATTATAAAAAGTTAAAAATCGTCCTATCTCAACCATTATATAATCACCACCTTCTACATTTTGAACAATCTCACTTCTTGACATTGTATGAAAACTTCTTGAACCAGATAAAATTCCCCCCCAAGAAAAAGGGGTGGGTCCAGGTGGCAATAATGCCGGAAGATGACTAACAGCTTCCAAATACTTTCCTTCTTTAATAAGTCTTTCAGCCTCTTTTGGATTACCACTCTCTTCAGAAGGATCTGAAGGTATAGCTATTGATTGTAAGAGTCTACAAGGTTCCACAACATTAATAAAAGCATCTTCAACAGCTTCAAACTTAAGTTTGAGAGATAGTACCATAGGAGAGGAGCCCATCCAAAGTCTTCGAGTAGTAGCACGAGTAATTAAGGACCTTGGTGTAATTCCTGCCACAGCAGTTGTTGCTTGTAGGATAATATTTCCTAATCCTAATAAAGAAGTGGGAACAAGTGGTTCCCATCTAGACTCAACTCTTGTACGAATGTCCTCTTGCATAACACCTATAATAGTACATTTATGTCTAACGCTAGTAATTTTAATTAAATATTCTGGCGGAACATTATCACCATCAGAATGAACATATCCATACTCTCTAAAAGCAAAAGATTGAGCTCTGAGAGTTCGTTGTGTTCGTTTTGGGGGTACCACAGTTGAAACATGTCTTTTTAGATCCCTTGCTGCAAGAGCAGCATTAATATTTACTAACCCCATATGATTACCTCTCCCCTAAAGTTAAACTTCCCAAACTAAACTCATTCGTAACAGAATCTGCTGAATCATTAGGATCTCCTAATCTAGTACCCGGGATAGATATGGGTTCTCTTCCTCTTTGAATTGAATCAGATAAATTATCCATTGAATTATGTAATTTTTCAATATTTACCCCTATTTCTCTCATAGCCTCTATGGATATATCAGAACCTCTACGAGAAGAAGGTAATTGTAAATCTTCTTTCCAAGTCGAAGGTAACACACCAATCTCCTGTCTAGGAATTATAGAGGGCTTTAAAGATGGTAAAGGTGTTTCAACAGGTGGGGGAACAAAATATTCTATTATTGCTCCGGATAATCCTTTATTCCAGAATCCTCTAGTTGCTTTTTCATAAAGCCTCTTCTGAGCAGCTTCTCTACGAACACGTAATGCCCTCTTTATAGCACCCTGTTCTTTAGGAGTTTTAGCAGCTCGAAATCTCTTCCAATCCTCCGCATATTGATCTTCCATAACCTTTCTTTGTTTTTCTTGAAACTCTTTCACCTTCTTAAGAACATCAAAATACTCTCCTGTAAGACCAACTAAATCTTTTATTTTTAACGTTGCCCAAGTAACCGCAGTTGCCAATCCTATTATCAAACCTGCTTTACCTATTAAAGGAAGTAATGCAACACCTAAACCTGCTATCCATGGAAGTAATTTAGCAAGTCCTCCAAACAAACCAGTTCGTCCTTTTCCAAGCTGTTTTATTCCTTTCAATAATTGTTTAGTCCATCTTGCTCGAAATGCTCCTTTATCAAAAAAATGTAACATAGGAGCAGCCCTCTCTCTTTTACTACGTCGAGTAACCTTTCTTCCTGACATAAAACCGGGAAAAGCCTCAACACCAGGATATGTTCTTCTTTTAGCAGCTATTCTTTCAAATCTCTCAGAAGGAAGTCCATAAGATATAGGACGCAATTGTTCCCCTAATCTTGCTTCTCTTCTTTCACGAACCCTTTGACCAATTCTTCCTGCCAAACCAAAAACATCTTTCATCATACCACCAGCAATACCTGCAAGTGGGGCAAAAGGACCAAAAGCTGCTGCACCAATTCCTCGAAATAACTCTTTACCAAAACCACGTGTCCTAGGCATCAAACCACGAAATGTCCTTCTTCTTACCTGTTTTCTCGCTTGACTTGCTCCTCTCTTAACCATCTGTTCTGCTATATTTAAATCTTGTAGTGATACCCCAGTTGAACTAGCAATCTTATCAAATCTTTCTCTAAGGGCAGCCACATTTTGAGACTGTTCTAGATAATAATCCCTACTATCATTTATCTCTTCTATCTGAGATACAATAATTTCAGAATCCTTTTTCGTTACTACTCCACTCACTATAATACTGTTCAACAACATTATAGTTTGTTCTATCTTATTAATAACTATATTTATATCTTTCTTCTGTTTACTTTGACCATATAACTTAGAAAGACTTCTAAATAAACCAAGGTAATCTCTAGAAAGTTTAATACTCAAAGCCTTAAATGTCTGCATATTGAACTCATCTAGTTGATCTATCTCAAGAATAGGCTTATATCTGATGCGTCTACGTCCATTACCTTTTATTTTATACCTATCATAAATACCTTTTGGCATCTTATAACCTCTACTTTAAATCTTTAAATTTATCCTTCTCATCACGAATTTGTTTAATTAATCTACTGTAAAACCAGTCTAAAATTCTTGTATCCGTATTTCTAATATCACCTAATGAAAACCCGGGAACACAATAACATAAACTAAATTCCCGCTCCAAAAGTCTTTGTAAGGGTTTCGCCAGACGGAAAAAGAAGGTCAAGGAGAAAGGGTACCTCTGTCTTATCCTCCTCTTTACACCTTGGACATTTAAAATTAGTGAACAAAATAGGACCGTGATAAAATTTTTCGTGGAAAGCTCGAATTGTTGCTAAATCTTTACCGGGTAGATTACCAAGTAGTTCTAACTTTTGAATAATATCCAAATCATCATTAACTATTGATCTAGCATACCTATACAAAAAAGCATCCTTGTGGGATTGTTCATACTTCTCAGTATCTATTTCATCCTTGACCGTAAGTAATCTAAGATTTATTTTTTTACCACTTTCAGGTAAAATAATTTCATAGGGTTGTTTATAATTATCCGGGAGAAAAGCAATCTCAAGTTCCTTCAAATCAACACCTATTTCAATTTCATTTAAACAAAATGTACAAACTGTTTTTAACTTGAGAATATCGGTATAAGAATTAATACACTCCCAAATAATAATATATAATCTATCCCCCAATGTCAAATTTTCAGGATCAATACCTTGAACTGTATTTTTCAAAACCTGAATATAATTTCTCTCAAGGGTAAGGGGATTGATTTGACTTAGGTATATCTCATCTTTTCCTTGATATGCTCGAACCTTAATACTATCCGGACTAATTCCATCATATGGCAAACATTTCGAAGGAAGATTGATAGGTAAAAAACAATCATTTTCACTCATTACTTTTTCTCCTAAATTTTAATACTTATCTAAATAATTTCTTAACCGCTCTCCCAAGTAAACCTTTTGCAACAGGTGCTGCTGGTCCAAATGCACCAAAAGAACTCTCTAACTCAATATTATCAACACTTAATCCTATAGTCAATCGAGTTACATTATCCTCACCAAAAGATAACCTAATACGAGGACGGGTTCTTGGAAAAACTCCTTTTAATTTAAACTTAACAGATTCTACACCAGTTCTATCATAAAGAATAACATAAATATTCTTCTTATAATTATTTTTAGGATAGTAATAACCTTTCTTATCAACAATCAAATCAAACCAACCATAAAAATAATCAATAACAGTTCCATCCGTAGGCATTAAAAATGTAACAGTTACCTCATCAATCTGTTGCAATCCCGCATAAAATCTCTGAAAAGCTCCATATCTCATAGTTACTATATCTCTAATACTATAATCACCAAATTCAACATCCTGACAATACTGAGAAACTAAATAACCAATAACTCCACCAATATTATCAGGCATTAAAAGTTGCCAATTAAACGTTCTCTGTAATAACCATCTTTTAGTGGTAAGAAATGCCCCAGCTCCAGAAATGTCAAACCCAATCCGCTGCATAATTAAGCCTCAACCCAGTAATCGTAACTCCAAGTAACATTATACATAACATTAGCTTCATCATCATATGCTATTGGAACATCATCAACTGCTTGAGGATAACAACCAACAAGTTTTAATTTCATAAATACATTCCCTTGTTGATCTAACAAACGAAGATAAATATCAGATTTAATATCCGCATCTGGTCCACCTACGCCTGTTCTTGCATTAACCACGGTTTGTTTCCAAGCATATATAGTATCAAAAACCTTCTTATCAATTCCTTCAATAAATACAGCCACCCAAGAATGTGACATGGTTAACTTACCTGGAAACTTAATTCCAGCAGTTCCTTTATAAGGAACAAGAATTTCTCCAACACTTCTACCAGGAATAACTGTACTTTGACATCTAACCTCTAAAGATTCTGCATCTCCCCCACCAATAGGATTAGGAATTACCACATCCCATAAAAAAGTTTTTGCTGGGTTAGATATATTATTCTTTAAATTATCTGCCGACATATTTGACATTTGTTATACTCCTTATTAAACAACTATTTTTAATCTTAATCCAAAAAACTTAATCCAAAATTTTCTATCATCAAAACATAACTCCCCTTGCAACCAATTCCTCAAAACTAGCACCGCTCGTAGTCACAATAGTCTGTAATTGAATATACTCTGCAGCTCGAATAGGTTTAACAAAAACATCAACATGAAGTTCATTATTATCAATTACCACAGGAGGATTATTTGATTCATCACAAACAATATGATATCCTTTATCACCAGCTTCAGTTTGAAATGCTCCTTGAGCTGACAATCTATCAAGATAAGAATCAAGTAATGCCTCAACTCTAAATCTAGTTATTTCACTATTAGGCTCAAACACAAAGGACTTTAATGATATTGACATAGATTTCTCAATTACAATCAGTAATCTTCGAACATTAACGCTACTAAGTGCTGAAGACTTCTTTTGTTCCGTCTTTTGTCCCCAAATTACATGCCCTTCTCCCCTAAATGTTTGAAGAGGATTAATCTGAACTTGATAAAGGGTGTCTCTTTCACCTTCAGTAAATACCCTAGAAATTTGAAGAACATCATCAAGAACACCTCTATTTACCCCAGCAGGAGCATCCCACGGATTAGCTACATAATCATTATAAGCCACTTGTGCTGCCACATATCCTGACGGAGGAACATATATTAACTTATCATTATAAGAATCATGTATTCGAACCCATGGACTATATAAAGCACAATAATTAGAATTAAAGTTCTGAGTTGTACCACGAAAAGTAGTCATATCTGAAATAGAATCTACTGAATTCCAAGGCATATCAAGTATAGCTATACAATCTGCTCTATTCTCTGCAACATCTCTCATTACAGTTTGAACACCAACATTAGTTTCACCACCATTTATTAAAATTCGAACATCTGTATCAACAGGATTTTCAAACTCAGCCCATCCAAGCTCTAATTCAGATGTAAGATCATCATAACTCCCATCAATCCCACAGGCAAGATCAAGTCCAGTATCTGATACCATCTCTTTTGGTACCACAGTATCCTCTAAAGCAGAATCCGCGATAACTATATACTTACTGATACCATTTATCTTATCTTCTAAGTAAAGATCTTTTCCATATCCATCTATCTTATTCTTCCTTGAAACTTTCCAACTTTCCACCTCAGGCCAATTTCCATCATCATCTTGATAATAAACAAGAATCTTAAAAGTATATTGATCCGTAGGAACAGGATCAGTTCCATCCTTAACATCACTAATCTTAACTCTAATCTTGTTATTCCAAACTCCTGGATTAGCACCAAAAACCTGAAAAAGAACATCATCCAATAAGGGGGATGGAACGCTGAATCCAGAAGTTTCCGCACCTTCTGATATTACTGCATTATTCTCTTCAGAATCCAATTTCATCACATTAATACCACCATACTTTGCTCCATTCTCTATCCGTAAACAATACAAAGTATTTCCTTTCTTAAGATATGCTAATGCAGCATAGTGAAAATAATGCCCAGTGGAAGGATCTGGTTTTCCATATTCCTCTATAAATTGCTGATCATTAGTAACCAACACTATATCATCTTTGCTTCCTTTAGCGGAATATCCTACAAGAGCAGCTGATGCAGTAGCTACTCGTGCTACAATATCAGATATATCTTTTTCTTTTACAAAAATTCCCGGACTGAGAAATACACTCATTTCATATCTCCTTATTATTTATTTAACGCAATTCTTTTCTCAATTTCACACTAATTATAAACTCTTCACGACGAGATTTTCCTTTAATATCCAAATAATCTCGATAAAAACTTACTTTCGTCATCTTTTTCTTTTCTATTCTCCACTGACCCAATAATTTATTCAACTCATCATTACTTATAGCATTAAGGAATTGTCTTTCGGTTGTCTTTTTCTTACCCCAAAAATTTTCCGGATCTTTATGATAAATTTCAATCTTACCCCATAATCTTATCCTTTCAAGCCAACCAGGAATTGAAACATCAAAACCACAAGGGAGAATTTCAGGTGTAGCAAGTTCATCTTTCATCCTATTAATCTCTGTTTTGGTTAAAACTTCTTCTAATTTAATTCCTTCTTGCCTTTTCTTATCACAATTAACAATATTATCAAATAAATCAAAAAACATTTCTAATTATCCCTTTTATAAATATTTCCATTAGCAACAGCACTTTTTAATGGTTCTGCCACTATAATTTTTGTGTTCGAATCAACAAGAAGGGTAGATAGAACGGTGTATCTTCCATCATTTGCGGTTGAATTTTCTATTTGTATAACATCATCAACACTAAAATCACTTACCCTATCATTAGGAATAACAATAGCATCAAGAGAAGAATCGATAGAAGAAATTGCATATAAAGTTTTTGTAAACATTCTCAAAATAGTCTCAAGTTCAGTATTCTGATCTGAATCTTCTACAATTATCTCTGTATAATCCTCAACATTATCCTTATCATACATTTTAAGAACAATCTTAGTAATTGTTTTAAGACTAAATCCTTTCAGAACCCACCCATCTATTTTAACCGGCATCTTAAAACAATAAATCAAACCTGTACTATACTGTTCTGGAACTGTGGATTCATCAACTATCTCACCAAAATGTAAATCAGGAGTAATTTCCCACTTATCATCAAATAAAATACCAATTTTTGGATAATCCTGTTGCCAAAATATATATTCTTCAATACATTGATAAACTTTATCTAAATCTTTACTCCAAAACCATATATTATAATTTAAATCAATCGGTTGTGCTTTAACATGTATTGTACTTAATTCATCTTCAAGTTTACTAAGCCATAAACCTCTTCGTGCTAAAGGAGTTCTTTGTCTAGCAAAACTGGGACTTGATCCTACTCTCCAAAAATTTATAAATTCTAAAAAGTTTTCTCCTCTTTTCTCAGCTACTGCTCTCTGAGCTATCTCTTTTGGACATTGAACAATCCCTTTATTAATATTATCTGCTTGTATACTACTATGAGCATCTATATTCAAAACAGATGCAAATTTCGAATATAGAAGAGTTTGCAAAGCAATATCATATAATTTTGTAACACTAACCATTCTTTTTCATACTCATCAACATAGATATAAAAACTTTAGTTATATCATCCTTAAAAACTTTACTTCCCACAATAGAATTCTTTATCCAACTCTCAGCAAATGCTTCTGGTCCAAGTCCTGGGAACATCTGAAGTGAATTCATATATTCATTAATCATTTTATTAGCTACAAGAATAATTCCAACCCGTTGATATTCATTAGTCACGGAGTTGAGTTCTACCTTTATTGTTTTCATTTACTTCTGTAAGATCTTTAATTATAAAAACTTTTCCTTTTATTTCTTCCTCATTAACTATATTAACATTTTCTAATGTGGAACCAGGAGGAAGATTTACAGATACACCACTTGCAAATTTTAATCTAACTTTTCCATTTGATATATTTTTCAAACTTTTAACTCTCATTACTTTCCTTTCTACATTCTAATACTCAATTGAAGATAGATAGCCCTCCGTCTAATAGGTGTTCCTTATTGGGAGGTAACTTTATTACTTTCCTTTCTATTGTTGCACTCTTCTAGGTACAATCACATAACCCTTTCGGATAACTGCATCGTGAAGCCCCTTAACAATAATATTTACTATTTCAAACTGCTGCGTAACTTGTTGATTGTCAGGTATAAATTCAGGAGATATCTCAAAATAAGAATGCAGTACAATATCCACATCAACACTTTCACCTTCTTGATCAACAGCTTTATTTCCAAACCAAGCTAGTATTGGAATTGAATCCTCAACAAATACTCCTAACTTTTTCAAACGATATGTACTGGGGTTCCATTCAATAAATACCTTAGCAGAATATTCTATGTAACTGTAATCACTTGGTTTAGAAAATACATCTAACTTCTCTGCTGCATCATAAGAAGTAGTTGTAGGAATGAAAAGTGTACAATCTATTCCATAATTATCCAAAGATACATTAACTTGATGTCGGAGTGCATCAATTGTCTCTCTTGGAATCATACGACTCATAATAGTATTCTTTCTAATAATCTTAATTTATGTTGAAAAAATTCCATCCAATATTCCCTATTGGCATTAACCCCACTGTTACAACTACAACAAAGAGTAATCAAATTATTATCATTACAATTCTTTTTATCATAATCAATATGATGAATAGATAATCTCTTTCTTTCTTCTTGTATTTTACCACACAGTTGACAGATATAATTATCTCTTTGTCGAATAGATTCTCTTAAGGTTTCTGTCCAATCCTTAGAATAAGGTAAATTTGCAATTCCCCCTTTCCAACTAGAACTATTTTCACCTGAATTAGCTTCTCTTATTTTTTGTTTAGTCTCTTCAGAAAGTTTTTTACCTATAAGATTCTTACTATTAGCATTACCAATTTTTTCTTTTGCTTCTTCAGATCTAGCCAATTGAGGAGCTATTTCTATATTTAAACCTGCGTGCCAAGGATTATAATTTCTTGGCTTAATATGTTGATTGGAACATTTTAAACTACAATACTTTTGATTCTTACCCCATCCATCTATCATAACTTCAAAAGTATTATTACAATCAGGATGAGCACAAATTCTAACTATCCTACATTTTTTTCTACCTGAATGATCGTAAATACCCGTGGGCATTTTTATCCCCGTCCTACTATACTTTTAATCGTATCAATTTCCCATGGTGACACTTTTTCATCATCTAATAATTTATTAAGATCTCCAATCACTTTTAGATAATGATAACGATTTATAAATTTGAACAATGCATTAGTGTTCCGCCAACGGCGAGCAAGTTCTATATCTTTTCGTGCTTGTTCAAGAGAAGTAGGCTTTGAAGCTTGGTGTCTCATAGTTGTCCATTCTCCCCTTTTCTGATAAAGAACTTTAATATCATCTTCAATCTCAATCAACTTATCTTGAAGATTTTTCAAAAAATGTTCTTTGTCTTCACCTGACATTTTCTCTACAGCATGTTTGATAACATCATAATCAATCACATCCCTTTTAAGTTCCCCTAAAAGAACATCAGCATTTTGTACCACACTTCTAATATCATCTGCTATATGAGAAAA